CCCGTTTACTGCTGGCGCTGTTCCCCGCGAACGCCAACTTCTTCAAGCTGTCACCCGATGGTATGGACGCCAACACGCTCGCAGAGCAGGCCGGCATCCAGCAGGGTGAACTGGAGATGGGCCTCGCCGAGATCGAGCGCACCGTCATCAACGACATCGAAACGTCCGGCATGCGTGGACGCTTGGGCCTCGGCCTGAAGCACCTCGTGGCAACCGGCAACGTGCTGATGTACGTGCCCGACGACGGCAACGCCAAGATGTATCCGCTGTCCCGCTACGTGGTTGACCGCGACGGCATGGGTTCCGTGCTGGAGATGGTCACGCTCGATAGCGTCGCACCTTCGACTCTCGGGACAGACCTAAAGTCCATCTTGGGTCTCGACAAGAAACAAGGTGCTACGAAGGACGCTGGCCCTGAGCAGGATGTGGAGCTGTATACCCGCATCTACCGCGAGGGTGGACTGTGGCAGGTGTACCAGGAAGTGAACAGCACCATCGTTCCAGGCTCCCAGGGTTCCTATCCCATCGACGCGTGTCCTTGGATTCCCCTGCGGATTCCCGAGGAAGACGGCGAGGACTACGGCGCCGGCCTGATCTACGACTACTACGGCGACTTCGATGCACTGGAGAAGCTGAGCAAGGCCATCCTCAAGGGTGCCGCAGCAGCCGCCAAGGTTCTGTGGGCACTGGATGAGAACGCCACGATCCGACCAACTGCAATCACGCAGGCCGAGTCAGGTGACGTGTTGCGCTTCAAGGCCGAGCAGCTCAAGGCTGTTTCGCAGGAGAAGTTCGGCGACTTCAACTTCGTGGGTCAGCACATCGACAAGCTGATTACCCGATTGGAGATGGCGTTCGGCGTTCGCACCTCGATTCAGCGCAGCGGCGAGCGAGTCACTGCTGAGGAAATCCGCTACCTGGCCCAAGAGCTGGAAGACACCCTCGGCGGCATCTATTCGATCCTCGCGGAAGACCTTTTGCTCCCGCTGGTTCGCCGGATCATGGATCGCCTCACACGCGCCCATCGACTCCCCGATCTGCCCCCAGGTCTCATCAAGCCCCGCATCGTTGTCGGCGTCGCCGCACTCGGGCGTGGGCAGGACATGCAGAAGCTCATGGAATGGGCACAAGCAGCGCAGCAGGTACTCACACCGCAAGTGTTCTCACAGCGTGTGAATCCCGGCGAGCTGATGGCCCGTATGGGCGCTGCATCCGATCTGACCATGAAGGGCCTCATCAAGACTGATGAGCAGCTCCAACAGGAACAGCAGACCGACACCATGCACCAGGCCGCCATTCGTGCAGCCCCAACCATCGCAGGTGCCGCCATGGCACCACCAGGAGATATGAGTGGCCAACAGTAATCCAGTGACCGACACGCCGGCTGATCCGGCAAAGACCAAGCCGGTCACCCCGACTCCCGTGAAGACCCCGAAGGACACAGTGAAGGCCGAGGCCGATCCACTGGAGAAGTACAAGTCCGTCGTCAACGGTCTCACCATCTACAACTTCAACCACTGAGCCTTATGACCGAAAAGTCCGAGATCACAATGAACACCACCGAGGCTTCGGCCGCTGCCGCTGCTGCCACTACGGAAGCCGCTGCTGCAACCGAGGTCACCTATGGTGGCTTCAAGACCGTCGAGGAGCTGGTCGCCGCTCACGCCGAACTGACTGCCAAGCAAACGACGACGCCAACGGCTGAAGAAGCTGCCGCTGCCGCTGCGGAAACCAAGCCGGCCCTGGAGATTCCAGCGGGCGACGAAGGTGCTCAGAAGGTTGTCGAGAATGCCGGCCTGGATTGGGCGGGCCTCAACACCGAGTACGCCGAGAAGGGCAAGCTGTCTGACGAGACCTATGCCTCGCTGGAAAAGGCTGGCATCCCGAAGGCCGAGGTGGACACCTACATCCGTGGCAAGCAGGCGGAAGTCGATGCATACGATGCGGCTGTCTATGGCACCGCTGGTGGCAACGAAGCGTACCTTGGTCTGATCGAGTGGGCGAAGGGCAACCTCGCCGAAGCCGAGAAGATCGAGTTCAACTCCGCCGTCACGTCCGGCAATCCCGCACGAGCAAAGATGGCCGTCGAGGCCCTCGCTGCACGTCACGCTGCGAAGCGCGGTGCCCCTCCGGGTTCCCTGCTGAATGGCAAGAAGTCCCCCACGGGTGCTGCGCCGTTCAAGTCGCAGATCGAAGTGACCGCAGCGATGCGCTCGCCTCAGTACAAGAACGACCCGGCATTCCGTGCCGAAGTCGCGGAGCGGCTGCGCCTCTCCGAGTTCTAAACCACAACCCCGCACGCCTCTGCCCCCGATGAAATAGGCGGGGTCAAGCGCAAATAGCGGGGTATTCAACTTCTCTCACGTAAGGAAATCACAAGAACAAAATGGCAAACGCTGTACCGAATCGTCTTGGTCAAGTCCAGAACACTGGTGATGACAAGGCGCTGTTCCTCAAGCAGTACGCGGGTGAAGTTCTGGCCTCGTTCGTTGAGGAGTACAAGCTGGCGGGCAAGGTCACCGAGCGCAACATCTCGCACGGCAAGTCGGCCTCGTTCCCGGCCATCGGCACCATCGGCTCCGAGTACCACGTACCGGGCACCGAGATCACGGGCCTGAATGTCCAGCACAACGAAGTGATCCTGAACCTCGATCCCATGCTGATCTCGCATGTGTTCATTCCGAACATCGACGAGGCGATGAACCACTACGATGTGCGTAGCGAGTACACGAAGCAGCAGGGTCTCGAACTGGCAAAGCAGCGCCAGCTCAACGAAATCCGTTGCGCAATCCTGGCAGCTCGCCAGACCGAAGGCCCGGTGGATGGTCAGCCGGGTGGCCTGATCGTCAAGGCTGCGACGATGGGCACCGACGCATCGCTGGTCGCTGCGGCGATCCGTCAGATTCGTCAGAACTTCGACGAGAAGAACGTTCCCGATGAGGACGTTGTTGCCGTGCTGAAGCCCGCCATGTGGTACTTGCTGACCCAGGTGAAAGACCTGGTGGATCGTGACTTCAACCCGACGGAAGGCGCAAGTCTCTCGCAGGCTGTCATCCAGTCCATCGCCCGCATCCCGTTGCTGAAGACCAACTTCTTCCCGAACGCAGACGACACCGCGAACGCGAAGGTCGTTGCCAGCCGTCGTGCGGACTACAGCAAGTCGGTTGCTTCTGTGTTCCACAAGAGCGCGGTCGGCACGCTGAAGCTGCTGGACTTGGCACTGGAAGACACCTATGACGCACGTCGTCAGGGCACCCTGATGCTGAGCAAGTTCGCCCTGGGCCACGGCCCTCTGCGTGCTGCCGGCGCTGCGGAAATTGCCATCGGCGCGTAAGCGTCACCCCTCAACCCGTCACGACCTTAACCGGCGTGGCGGGTTTTTTTTGCCTGGAGACTTATGCAACTCACTGCAACCACGGAGCTTGAGGCTGTCAACCAACTGCTGAAGGCAGTGGGCGAGACTCCCGTCAACACGCTCGACAACATGGGCTTCACCGATGCCTCGATTGCGCGCGACACGCTGCGCACGAAGGCACGAGAGATTCAGTCACGCGGCTGGTACTTCAACCGCGACTACGACTACTACTTCACCCCGGCCTCTGACGGTCAGGTTGTGTTACCACAGAACGTCATCTCGCTGCGCCCATCGACGGCAGAGTCACGCCGTATCGTCCCGCGCGGCGGCAAGCTATACAACGCAGACGACAGCACCTACGTGTTCGACGCCGACAACGGCCCGGTCGCTGAGGTGGTCTGGATGTTCGACTTCGAGACGCTGCCCGAGTCGGCGCGTCGCTACATCACCGTGAAAGCGGCCACGCAGTTCCAGGCGCAGTTCCAGGGCAGCGAGCAGTCCTACGGGTTCACCCAGGACGACGAGCGGTTCGCACTGGCAGTCCTCGCCGACGAGGAGCGGGCCTACGAGCCGAAGGGCAACATGTTCAACGATGCGGCCGAAGTGTCCGAAGTCTGGACTCGCTCGTAATGCCATTGGTCTCTGGAACTATCCCGTCGATGATTGGCGGGGTCTCCCAGCAGGACGCATCTGTGCGCCTGATGTCGCAGATCGAAGCGGCAATGAATTGCGATCTCTCCCCTGCACGCGGTGCTGGCCCACGGCCGCCCGCGCAGTTCGTGAACGTGCTTGGCTTCGACATCCCGGACAACGCGTTCTTCCACAGCATCATCCGCGACTCTCGCGAGCGTTACATCGTCGCCATCTATCCTGGCAAGGTTCGTGTGTTCAACCACGAGACCGGCAAGGAGTACGTGGTCATCGTTGACCAGGCGTCCCTGTCGTACCTCACGACCCAGCAGAACCCTTGGGAGTCCCTTCGAGCCGTCACGGTCGATGACTACACCTTCATCGTCAACCGCGATGTCCGTGTGGCCCTGGCCGACACGTTGACCCCTGGCAG